GCTCACCACCGGGGTCGCGCCGGTCAGCACCACCGTCTCCTCGCATTCCAAACCGTTGTGCAAGCCGCGCAGTCGCACGGCACCAAAATCAGAAGCACTGGAGCTGGTCAACTCCACGCGGGCACCACCCGGATGGGTGTGGGTCGCCACGGGGGGCAGCTCCGTATAAACGACAGAGTCTCCCTCCTCGTCGTACGCGGACGCATTGGTCCGCCAGATGGTTTCAATCGCTTCGGGGGCGAGGTAAATGGGGTTGGCTCCAGCCGTTTTGACGGCGAGCACCTTGTCCACCCAGTTCGGCAGGACAACCTCGGCAGAGGTGGTCGCCAACGACACCACGGTTTTGCTGTCCTCCCATAGCTGGGAGTCATAGACCATCTCATAGCGACGGCGGAGGAAGGTCCGCGCAATCGCCTTGCTGTCCGCGTCAAGCAAGCCGGTAAGCTCGCAGACGTGGTCCGCCATATCTTTCAAGGTCAGTGGCATATCGTGTCAGTGACAGAAAAAGAGGGAGGGGCAGCAGCCCTGTGCCGCTACCCCGCCCCATGCATACGCTTTACAGCGTAGTCTTGTCCGACTTGATGATGACGCCGAACTTCGGGTTCAGCACCATCGAGGCGTAGTACGCTTTCCAGCCGACGACGTTGAACTGGCCGAGCGGGTCGCTCTTGTCCGGTTTGTCATTGTACATGAGCTGCGGCTTCAACGGGGAATTGGAGCCAGCGAGCTTCACCGTGCCGAGGAACTCACGGCCGAACACGAGAGCGGCATGGCCGGTATAGGTCGTGTTGTGGGTGAACTCTTTCGGGTTCGTCGCGATGACGACCTTCACGTTGAACAGCTTGCCAATTTCGCCGTTGTAGATTTTCTCCTTATCCGAGTAGGTGGAGACATTCTTCCAGTCCGAGTCACGGCGCAGGTCATACGCCTGACGGGGGCTGACGACAGCGATGTAGCTATTGCCCTCGAACGACGCAGCGCGGTTCTCTTCGAGGATGGTGGCGGCTTTATCGAGGTCGCCCACGGTGATGACACGGAGGGCCAAGGTGCCAGACGTGGTCTTGTCGAGCACCTGCGCGGCCGAGGCGTAGGCCACGTCGCGGATTTGCGTGTCGAGGTGCAGCGCGGCCTCTTCGCCCATGCGAGCCGTCTCCAGCTCCAACTGCTTGATGAGGTCAGTGGCGACACGGGTGTCCGTGATTTTAGCCACGTCGCCGAACTGGGCGAGCGCGACTTCCACGTTCTCAATCGCAGCGTGAGTGTAGGTGCTGAGTGGGGTGCCTTCGGTCAACGCGCGGACGTTGTCCACGTTGGACTCGCCACGGCGGAAGAACCGCATGGTGAGACTGCCCGCGTTGCGCGGAAGGTCGAACTGCTCGGCCGTGTTGGCGAGCACGAGTTTTTCAGTCGCGTGTTGCAGGAACTTCTTGTTGAAGACCTGCGCGATGCGCGTGGAGTCAAGACCACTACCAATCGTGGTCGTAATTGTACCAGTGAGAGCTGCCATATTTTTAGTTTCCTAGTCTGCGGTTATCGGGTGAGTGCTTCAGCTTCCCGCCGCAACTGTGCGAGTTGTTTGTCCGCCGAGAGCGAGCTGAAGTCATCTGACTTCACGTCGCGCGAGGTGGGCGTAGACCCGTCCAATTGCAGCTTCTTCCGAAGCGTTTGGTTTTCTGTTTCAAGTTTCTTGACCTTGTCCGCCATGCCTGTCTCGCGTCCGAGCTGGAGTTGCAGCTTGGCCACCTCAACGGCGGCCGCTGCGCCAGACGTATGCGCTTGGAAGAACGGTCCCCACTCGCCGGTCAGCAATTTGCTGGCGGTGATGTAGAGCGGCGACTTGCTGTCGGCCAGCTCAGGATTCGACTTAAGGACGAACTGGCGGGTGGCATCCCATGCAGCAGTGAACTGCGGACCTTGTGTGCCTTGGGCCGCAATCTGCGCCTTGGCTTTGTCCGCGATGCTGCGTGCGAGCTGCTTGGCCATCTTCGCGTCGCCTTCGTCCACGAACTCGGCCAAAGAGGCCGCAAGGTCGTCGAGCGAGTGCTTCGGGAGCGGGTCATCTGGTGTCTCCACCTGACGGGCTTTCTGGACGAGCTGCTGTTCGCGCTCGACCATCTGGCGTTCCCGCGTGGCTATCGAGATTTCTCTCGTTTCCGCTTCCCGGTGGCGTCGTTCCGCGTTGTCCCACGTACGGTCCAAGGCTTCGCGCTTTTTATCGGCGCGGGTCGGCTTGGTCGTTTCGTGGGTCGCGGCCTCGGCCTCCGCCAGCGGTTTGTCCGCCGTCGGTTCGGGGTCCGTCCCAAGGGTATCCTCGGGTTCCGTGTCTGTCTTGGGCGCGTCCGCTTCCGGTACGCTCGACGGGCCGACATCCTCGGCCTTCGGTTCGTCGCCAGCGACATCCGTGGTCCCTTCGCCGCCAAGAAGGGTGGGGTCAACGGCTAACGGCACCGCGTGGCCTGTGTCCAACGCTTCCGCGTCGGAGTAAAGCTGCGCGAGTTCCGTATCTACTTCGGGTTGTGCTGTATTTGTCATTCTTTAGAATCGTCTTCTGGCGCGACTCCGATTGCCGAAAGTGTCTTGAGCTGGACCCACGTCTGGCGGACGCCGTTCGACGTGCCCACGTCGTATTCCGTACCTTTGCGCGTCACCGCCTCCTGCATCGTGTCTAAAACAAGGTGGGTCATCATGGTGTCAAGCTTCTGCCCGGCGGGGGACCGGAGAAACGCCGCCCACGCGGTCGCGTCCCCCTCCGTCCACGCAGCCAAATCGCCGTAACGAAGTGCCTGCCGCATTCTCTGTATGACTGACACACATAGTCTTATGAAATTGAACATATCGGTAGTATAGGGTCTGCCAAACTATTTCTGTGGAGGACGTGTTTCCACCTCGCGGCGGCCCAACTCGTCCAGTATTTCCAACATCCGTGCATCCGGCACGAGGTACCCGTCTTTAGGGGCGGTCTGGCCCGCTCGCAGCCTCACCACCAGCCGGTCCGACGGAATTACGGTGTAATGCACGCAGCCGGTCATCCAGAGCGCGATTAACCCCGTCAACATCGCGTTGAGCGATGACCTTACGAGCGTCTTCTTCATAGCGTTTCAGTGTTTCCTGCGGCGTGGCGGAGCGTTCGACGTGCCGCCGTATCATCCAGACGATGAGCGGCACCACTCCGCCGAGCAGCATCACAATGGCGGCAGCGAGCGTCACAGGGCTGCTCAGGGCTGCGGAGCAGGCGCAGCCTTCTCCGGGGAGGTGGCGGACCAGACGCCGCCAATGACGGCGATGACGGCACCGATGATGTTCTGCGCGTTCGCATCGTCGAGCTGACCCTTGGCGATGAGAAAGCCAGCGCCGAACGTCAGCAGGTGTCGAACGAGTCCGAGTATTTGTGTTTTGTTCATGTGGTGTTTGGGTTGGGGTCAGGGGAGGAAAATACGGTAGAGCCATGCGCCGAGGCCACCGGCGGCAGCGCCGAGGCCCACGGAGAACCCGAGCAACCGCTGGCGCTCGTTTTCGAGGACATCAATACGTTCGTGCTGCATGTCAAGCCGGGTGTCCAGCCGTTGGCGGAACACGCGGCTGTCTTCGACGTGCGCAGTCAGTTTAGTGTTGATGTCACTGACAATCCATTCGACCGAGTTCTTGTCGAGCGGCTCGGTCATATCGGCATTCCCTGCGGCATCGGCATTCCCTGTCCCTGCTGCTGCATCGCTTGCTGCTGCTGCTGCATCTCCTGTTGCCGTTGCTGCTCCTGCCCGACAATCTTACCAAGCAACTGCGCCATCTGTTGCATCGACGGCTCCAACTGAGCCGCCTTCTCCGGGTCTTTCTGCATCATCTGGCGGAAGTGGAGGTTGCTGTGATTCAGCAGGAGCGTCGCTAGTTCTGCGGACATTGCCTCGCCGGTCGTGAGGCGGCGCTCAACGAATTGACGAACCACAGTGAGGTGCGCGGCATCGTCGTCCACCGGCTTCACCTGCGACGGGAAGCCGATGAGCATACGGCCAATCTCCCCGGCTTGGTCTTCCGCTTGGTCGAGGCTCTGCGACTGGTTGTCCATGAAGAGGCGCTTCACGTCCTGCGGGTCATCCGCAGCAATAAGGTCGCGCGTCAGCTCGCCTTGGTTAACGAACGGGTTGTTCTGCAACATCTGAAAGCGCGTCACCTTTTTCTGGTAGACGAACTGCTTGTTGAAGTTGTCCGCGCTGGCCAGCGGTTCGATGCGGTAGTCGTCCGACAATGCGGCGGGCGGCAGCGCCAGCAGTTCGTTGCGGAAGAAATAATCGAGCGAGGCGCTGTCGTACTGCACGTAAAGCTGCCACGACTGGCGGAACACCGAGGCGAGCGAGCGGCGGAACACGCGGCTGCGCAAGTCCACCACCTGCGACATCAAGCTTCCGATAAGGTTCACCTCGGACGCGGTGCGGCGCTCGTTCGAGTGAAGCTGCTGCGTCAGGCCCGCGTCCGGCACGCCGATGAGCTGCTCCGCCGTGGCGCGATGGTTGCCCATTTCGCTGTCCCACGCCAACGGGGGCTGCCCCATGTCTACCTTGCGGAGTGCGTACGGGAGCACCGAGCCGGGACGAAGCTGCAACGACCCTGCGTTCCCCAACGGGGAATCAGAGACGAAGATGGGCTTCATGTAAAACGACAGCGCGTCCAACTTCTCGTTCCACAGGCGTGTCAGTGACATCTGCAACGAGGCCACGCGCTCCGGGATACCGCGCGGACTGTAGAAACCTTTGTCCTTCACTTCGGAACTGAAATCGACGTAGGGGAGTTGACCGTGGTCGTACGGCATCTCCTGCTCTTCGCGGACCAACACATCCGGGACAACGGGGGACATGACCAGCGTGCGGACTTTGTTGTCTGCATCGCGCCAGTACACTTCCCACAGGACAATCTGCTGGTCATCCGCGCCGTGCGTCAGACCTTCGCGCCAGAGCTTGTCAGTGGCCGCGCCTTCGCGGGTCAGCGAAGCCGTCTCCAACATTCGCTTGATGAGCGTCTCGTCCTGATTCCAGTTCGAGTTGCGGCGGTAAGACTCCGGGCTGACTTGATGGACTTGCACGCACCAGTCGGCCTCGTCTAGCGTGCCCGTGTGGGTCGGCACGATGAAATAGAGCGGGTCCACGCAGTCGAACTTGACCTGCTTCGTCGTCTCGTCCCACAAAACCTTGAGGATGCCTTTGCCGGTCATCAACATATAGTCCGCGACGGCAATAATCTCGAACTCGAAATTTGTGCGCTGTCGCAAGCGGTGGTCAAACCACTGTGCAGCGCCGTTGTTAAAAGGGGAAAGCTCGCGGCGAAGCGCGTAGAAATTCGCCAACAGCTCATTCGCGAACACTTGCTGCACGTAGTACGGCTTAATCTTCTCCACCATCATGTCCGACAGCGGCCAATTCATATTGGCGGCGTTGGGGAACGGCTTATTTACGCGCTCAAGGCCGTTGTGGCGCAGCTTGTAGTACATCTGCTGCCGGTTCTCCCAGAGTAGCCGGGCGGACAGCGCGTTGCGGACGCGCGTATCAAGCGCGGTCAGCTTCTCTCGCAGCGGAAGGGAAGAAAGTTCGCAGTTCATTTAAGCTCCAGCGTAGAATCCGTCGTGCTCCAGCGCGTGCCGGGACACCGACTCATCTGTGACCACAGTATCACTGTCATCCATTGCATCTGACTCAAAGTATCCACCACGTGTAAGATGAGCAATCGCAATCGCAGCCAAAACCGCATCCGCGCGGTCGGGCGAGGACATCCCTCGCGACCGCATGTCCTCCTTCCGCTCCAACGCCAGCCGTCCGTTCGGCGTGACAATCTGCCGCCGCCCGGTCAACTGCTCCAGCAACACTTCGTCATCCAGCAAGGACACCTCTCGGTGCTCAATGCGCCGCGCCGCCGTGTACCACAGCTCCGCGCCGAGGTTCATGTAGTGCTCCTCGTCCCACGCTTTCGCGTTGTTCATGACACGCCGGACCTGCACGCCCGCCTTGGCCAACGCATCGTTGATGGGATGCCCCAAGCCACTGTCGTCCGCGAACACACCGCCCGCAGGCACCTCCCAGCGATGCAGCTCCGCGATGGCGCGCGCTGCGGCCTGCATGGTGTCCTTGTCCCGCCAGCAGATGAGCTTGAACAGGCGGTTGCCCTTCACAATGGCAATCGCGTTCTCATCGCCGCCAGCGGCCCAGTCGATGAACGCGACCGTCGGGCCATGCACGTACTCCGGGGGCGACTCCAAGCACTTTGCCACCGCCGTCCGCGTGATGACCTGCGCTCCAGAGTTCGATTCGGAGAACTCCGAGAAAATCATAGAACGCACCAGCGGGTGGTCGCGTCCCCACTTCTCAATCTGAGCGGCAATCCACTTGTCCTTGAGGTGTGGACAATCCATCGCCGTCACCTTGTGCTGCGAGTAGAACCGACGCCGCGTGGAAAACGCCGCCGCAAACTCCCCGTCGCTTGTGCCCGCGCTGGACATGAGCAACAGTCGGGTCGGCTGACACCTCTCGATGGCTTGGAAAATCTCATCCGGCACGCTTTTGGCCTCATCGACAATCATCAACAAATTGTCGTTGTGCCAGCCCTCGAACTTTCCGGGGTCGTCTGTAGAAAAGCCAACGGCCCGGCTACCGTTTGGAGCGTGCAGGTCAGTTGCGTTGATGTCCCACGAAGCCCCAAGGCGTTCCTTTGACTGGCGCAGCGCCGTCCAGAGCTGCTCCTTGACCTGCCGATACACACCGGCTGTCGTTACGACCTGCGACTTTGGAAACACTGCGCAGTGCCACAGGATGAGCGGCGCTGCCACCATCTGCGTCTTGCCAGAACCGTTGGCCGCACATAGCGCGACCGGACGTTGGCCAACGGCGACATCCCATAGAACCTTGTCCTGCCATCCGTGCGGCTTGATTCGCAGAATCTCTCGGCAGAACCAGCCCGGGGTACCTGCCAGCGGTGAAGCCTTTTGTTCCGCGCCCATTGTAAGATAGGCACTACGAACGTGTGGCCCCCCTCCTCCCCCCGCCCCCCCGTCTCTGGCCCACGATGGCGCTGGCACTGACACGGTACCCGCAGTTGCGGCCGCTGGTGATGCTGCGTCACTTGAGGCCGACACCTTCGGTGAGCGCTTCATTCGTCGCCCTCCGGCTCCTTCGACACCTTCGGTGGGGCATCCTCATTTTTGTCTCTGGAACTATGTGCACTGGAAGGCTTTGCCTTCGATTTCTGTGGCAATTGAATATAATTGATATTGTGCGAATCAGGATGTGTAACATCCTCTGCATCAATCACTTTGGCTTTGAACGTCTTCCACGAATCCGCCATCTGTGCACAAATCTGTGCCGAAATCTCCACGCGCACCGTGCTCGTTTGGTCGGGTCGGTGCCCCGTTCCGAAGCGCTCGGGATACAGGCGCTCGAGTTCCCACGCTCGCGCTTGCCATCGTCCTGCGGGCAGCTCGCGTAGTTCCGAGAGCGTGCGAGTGATGTGCTCGCCTTGGCTTTTTTTATATTCAAGGGCAAATGCGGGATAATCCACAAGCCAACGCTGCATCGTCTGGATGTTCGCGCCGCCTGCGGCCGCTGCCGAGTTTGGGTCCGCGCCTGCGCGAACGCTGTCAAGGACAGCAGCGCGCGTGGCGTCTGTGAGCGGCATGGTCGGCCGCCCAAGTTGCGGGCCGCCTGCGGCGCGCATCGCGGCGTTTGCCATCGCGCTCGTTGCGCGTCGGCGAGTCGTCTGGGTTTGGCTTTTGCTGCGCGCGTTTAGCCGACGGGGGCGCGTCATAGGTGCGTCAGACACTCGAGCACTGTGTCCGCATCACGTGAGGCCGACAATCGAAATCCCCAATGAATACAAGGGTAACAGCGCTTAAATGTTGACAAATAGACTCGAATGCAGTTCAATGTTGTCGTTGTTCATCGGTTTTGCCGCACCGAATCCAAAGCGCCACGTCCTTGCCGGACGGAAAAGGGCACGCCGAGCGGCATCGAACATGACCGCACCACGAGCGGAAAGACACGCTGGAACCGACGAGGGAGTCCCCGTCACAGGACAGCTTAACGGCAGCAGTGGACCCGCAAGTCCATTGCCCGACCATCCCCGCATAACCATTCAATCGGCCAAGCGGGAGTCACACGAGTGAAGACGCACCCTTGAGCAATCGAGGTTCAAAGCATGACTCACGGCGTGTCACTGACAGCTCACGAGCTTCCTGCCCCTGCGGTAGGCCCATATCACTCGTGAGTCGGGGTCGCACAGCGTAGCCAACTGTGCCTGATGAGACGGCTTAGTCGAAACCCCACCACAAAAACGGACCAAAAACACCATGAAAAAGACCATCCAAGAATGCGAACCGCTACTCGGCGCTCGCGGCACAGCAGCCATCGTAGGCGGCCCCTTACGGGAAGTCGCTCGTCAATGGTTGCAAGCGCGCGGCGTGTCCCGTGCAGTCGTCGCCATCCTGTCGCAAGCCGAGATTCGAGCGGCTTACAACGACACAACCGACGCCACCTTGAGCGCTGTCATTGCCCGCAACGCACTTGCGGCTCCGGCACCAGCGCCCACCCACGCTCCGGCCTCACCTGACCCTCGCCTTGTCCTCGAACAAATCGCGTCGATATTCGGCGGCACCAAAGGCGGACTTGGAGCGGAAGAAGTGCGGACCATTGTCGATGGCGAAACGTCGCCGATAAATTCTCGCATCGCCGACCTCGAGGAAGAGCTGGAAACGCTCCGACCGCTGGCGGCGCTGGCGGCACGGGCCGCAACGGACGCCGTGACAGCGAGACGCTTGCCCATCCTCGCCGCTGCCGTGAGCGGGAACAAGGTCGTCGATTGGTTGTCCCGTTTTTACAAGGCGGGACAGCCGACCCACAACTCTCATGTTTTGCTACTGTCACCGCCGTCCTACGGCAAGTCCTACGGCGTCCGAATCTTCGGCAAGGGCTATGACGTGTTCTTGGAGCACGGTTGCTCGCCGGAAGCGGATGAAGTGAGCACGTTGCTGGGTTCGTTCGTTCCAGACGGCAAGGGCGGCTTTAGCATCGTCGATGGCGTCATCACCCAAGCGGTGCGTGCAGCGTCCTCGGGCAAGTCTGTGCTGCTGTTTTTGGACGAGACGTTTCGCCTCAACGAATCGGCACAGCAATGGTTGCTCCTGTTTCTCACGACTGTGGACGTGAAGGGCGTGCCCACCTACAGGCTCAGGACTCGGAAGCCCGACGGCAACATACTCGAGGTCATCGAATGCCCTGCTGCGAATTTGCACCTCGTCGCGGCATCCAACCTCGGGTACGTCAAGCCATTCGAGGCGCTCTGGTCCCGCCTAAACGCAAAGCTCCGCTTGGACTGGTCCCTTTCGGATTGCACCGCAATCGCAAAGTCCATTCTAGACAAGTACGGCATCCCCTCGAACGGCTTGCCAGAAAAGTTCGCACAACTGATTGGAGCTACTCGAATCACAACCAAGTCGGGAAGCTGTGCCTATCCTGTGGATTTCCGCTTGCTCGAGTGTGCCGCTGCCCACTGCGCCACGCAGGATGAGGCGGGCGTTACGGCGCTCATCAAGGAGCTGGCCGTGGCACATTCCGCAAATTGGGATTTGGACCTCGGCGACACAGACGCCAAGGCCCGCGAAACCATCACGCAAGTACTCAAGGTTGTCTAAGACATGCACCGAAACACGAACCAAAAAGGAAAAACATGAACACGTCCATCGCTCACGGTATTGACCAAAAACTACTCGCAAACGTCCGCTCATGGGGGACGCGTCGCAAGACGGCCAAGCAGCACGAAGGCTGCGTCCGCACACTCGGCACCGCTACACGTTGGACCGTGAGCGTAAAACTCGGCACGCCATCGCAAACAGCAAGTTGGCGGTTCGACACTGGTGGGCACCGCATCGAACTTGGCGCGCAATGGCGTGCCGGACTGTTGCCAGCGGCCGCTGTCAGTGACAGCAAATCGTACAGCGCGTTGCAATCGCTGCTGCTGCATGAATGCTGGCACGGGCACAGAACGCAGCCGTCATTGGATAGCATCGCGGCGCAATGCCGGACAAAGGGCGTCCCGTTCGCCTTGCTCAACCTGTTCGAGGACGCACGAATCGAACACGCCGCGAGGCTGCATCCGTCCACACGAGGGCAGCGGTTTGGCTGGGTGAACTACTACGCTCAACCCGAGGAAACGAAGCGCCCGACCGAGTACTTTTGGGCGCTAATAAACGGAGAGTCGTCCTCGTACTCATCGCTCACGGTCCGAGCGCCGCGCTGGACTGGCGGCGATTGGAAGCCCGCGAACCTCGGGCCGACCATCGGCGCTGGTGCGGTCGGTCGCACCATCCGAGACTTCTTCGCACAGGCCATCGCCGCAGTGAGCACCGAGGAAATCGTGGACGTGTGCGTCCGGTGGGTCGCCATATTCGGCGGAACAACGCCGCCACAACCTCGTGTCACTGACAGCATTGGTGCGCAGAATGACGGGTCCAGCGGCGGCACTCCCGTCGGTCCCGAAGTGGCTCCGGTCAAAAACTCGGGCGGCGCAAGCGGCGGCAACGGCAGCGTGACCAACGGCGGGTTGTATGACGGTGCGGCACCAGCGCAAACGCGAGCGGACACGAATGCCTACGGCGGTCCGACAAGTGCTCCAGTCCATCGGCACCATCGCGGTATCGAGTTCTTCCAAGACAAGGGGCTGACGCACAAGCACAACGGGACCACTCGCGGTCAAGACCTAGTGAATGGACTGCGGCCGCTCGTTGCACAGCAAGTCGCAACGCTCACAGGGCTAGTGCGGCGCGCTGACACGGCTCCCATCCGCACTGGATGTGACGGGCCGCGCATTCACCCGCAGAATGCGGTATCGGGACAGGCGAATGCGTTCGTCCAACGCGGCGTCACCAAGGGGAAGCGGAAAATCGTAGTGGTGTTCGATGGCTCGGGGTCAATGGCCGGACGGCACAACACTCACGGCCGTCCGTTTTTGTTGTCCCTCGCCGCACTGCATCGCTCCGGCACGCTGCACGTTGACGTTTACCTGACGGGCGACGGCTATCACCACAAGGTGGACTTACGCCAGCCGGACGCCGAGCTAGCAGCCATCGCACCAGCGCATGGTTGCGAGTCGTACGCCGCCACACTCGCGGCCATCCCGCTCCAAACGCTGCGGGACGCCAGCGCAGTCGTCTGCTACACAGACGGAAACATCTCGGATGGCCTCGTGGACGCTGGTTCGTACCGAGGCAGAGGCGTCAACCTCATCGGCGCGGCGACGTGCTCCTCGACGAGCCAAATCCCCGACGCGCTACAGTGGCACTTCGGCCGCCACGTAACCCGCGAATCAGGCGCACAGCTTGCTGGCGCACTGTGCGAGTACATCACACGAAGCACCCGCTGACACACCAAGGCGGGGGACGCAAGTCCCTCGCCCCTTGTCTTAGACAACCCAAACCACACAGAAAAACCACACCATGAAAACGACTACAAAAATAGTAACCATTCGCCAATATGTGCACATACGTGTCACTGACGTGCTCCTCGACCAGCGCGAGGCAGACTCCTTGCAGGAGTTTGTCTACCTCGCGGCCGACGACGGAGACGAACACAACGAACAGGCTCGCGGCGTTGACGCGATAATCAGCCACGACGCTGTCGCGTACACCGCGCGTGTATGGGCGAGCGCGCTCCATCAGCAACCGTTCGACGAGACGGAACGCGCCATCGTTGACGCGCTCACCAACATAGACACAGACGTGTTCTACATCCGCTTCCCCCGACCATGAGTCAAGTTATCAGTCCAGTCGAAAAAGATGGATACTTTCGACACGAGGGCCGGACGTGTCGAAAGCGACGACACGGCAGGGTGGGTCAAACATGAGTCCACACTAATCGGCTTGCCCCCGCCACCCGTCAACGCTACGTTGACAGCGCGAACTCGGGTGTGGTGCCCAAGCCGCAGCTCCACGGTGGCCGTGGTGTTTCGACGCCCCCGTACAGGTTCACGCCTGTGCGGGGGTTTTTTTGTGCCAAAAATTTGTCATTTTAATAAGGATAGATTTACGCGCCATCGTTGGCGCGATAGGACAGCGGTCCAGCGCGGCGCGGCTCGCGTATGGCGCTCGCCGGAAGCCATGCCCGAAAGCAGGGGGTGGTACCACCAAGTGGCACCATAAACGGGGTATGGTGCCACCAATCCCGACCAATAGCCATAGGCCAATGGTACCTTGGTGGCACCATACCCCCCCCTATTATGTATATGTGAATATGTATGATACATGGGGCCACCGCCGCTGGCGGCCGCCGTGGCAACTTGGCCAGCATGGTGCCACCAAATCCCCCTCGACCCTCACCGCACCCGCATGGCTATTGGTCGCAATCGTGTGGCACCATACCGAAAAGCATGGCCCCCGATGGTGCCACCAACCTTTGCTAAAACACCCTGTTTTGAAAGTGGAAACAACTGGTCACACGGTTTTGTAATTCGCGTAAACCACTGTTTATGAAGGGGTTAAGTGGAGCGGGTGAAGGGAATCGAATCCTGTTTGACACACAGTTGTCCTCCCCAAATATGGTGCCACTACAGGGTGCCACTCAACGTGTTACGTGGAGTTGAGTAATGCGAGGTTATTGTTGACAAGTACAGTAGTGTTGACTACATTTGGTCACACTTTTGGACACAAAAAACCGTTTCTGTTGTGAAAACTCCGCGCATCATTCGCTCAACCCATCCTCGCTATGAGTGGGAAGTCGTCGCCCCAACGTCCCTGTTCGGCCGTCGGATACGCAGGAGGTTCGTGGCTAAAGCCGCCGCGCAGGTCTATCTCACGACGCTCCAGAACCAATGCTCGCGCAACGCGGTCACTCCGGTGACGCGCGAGGAGCAAGTCCTGCTCACACAGTACCGCCCCACCCTGACCTTCGTGGACATGGCGCGCGCCTTTGCCGCCGAGGTGGAGCGCAAGAAGCTCGGCTCCCGCCCCCTTGCGGAGTGTCTTAGCGAGTTCGGCGCGGACATGGCTGCGCGCCACGTCGCCGGTGAAATCTCGGCGCTGCACGCCCGCGACACCCGCCGCCACCTGCGCACCTTCCTCGGAGCCATGCCCTCCGGCGTCGCTGTCACTGACATCCTGCCTGCCACGTTGACGGCGTGGCTCGCCGCGCTGCCCCTCGCTCCTCGGTCGAAATGGAACCTCCTCCGTGCCGTCGGTGCGTTCTTCAACCACGCGGTCCGCTCGGACTGGATACCCGTGTCCCCGATGGCCAAGGTGCGGCTGCCCGCGTTGCGCAGGGCCGCCCCTTGCATCCTCACCCCCGAGGACATGGCGTCCCTGCTCGCTCATGCAGACGTGCTGACGCGGCGCTGGCTGGTGTTTGGCGGGTTCATGGGACTTCGGACCTCCGAGATTGACCGACTGCGCTGGGAGGACGTGCGCCTCGCCGAAGGGCACCTCTACGTTTCGGCGGGCAAGACCGCGAACGCGGAACGCTGGGTGTCCCTCACCCCACCCGTGCTGCGGATGTGGAAGGCGCTTCTGCCTGAGCGGCGCGGCTCGGTGATGAACAACCTCGAAGGGACGCCGTTGCACAGGCGAAGGCAGAGGACGTTTGCGAAGGCGGGCGTGACCCCCGAGGTCAACGCGCTACGACACAGTTACGGCTCGCACCATCTGGTGGAGCACAGCAACCCGTCGCGCACGGCGATGGAAATGGGGCACCACAGCCCACAGGTGACGTTCGCGTTCTACCGCCGCGCGGTCACGCGCACGCAAGCCGCCGCATGGTGGGCACTCTAAGTCTAAGGCCGCTTCGCCACTGCGGCGAGGACTTGGGCGAGGATGCGGGCTTCGATGGCCGCGAGTACTTCCGGCGCGACGTCGGTGGGTGCGACCACTGGCTGCGGCGCTTCGGACAAACGCTGACGCACGCGCACCAGCGGCTTCGGCAAGTCCCCGACGGGAATCGCCGCCGTGTCCACTTGGTCGAGCGCGCCTTCGACGAGGCTGCGGCAGAGTTCGGACGTAGTGAGGTCACTGCGTCGAGCGACACTGGCGATTCGGTCGAGGGTGGCGCGGGAGAAACGCAGTGAGAGTCCGGCGGCCGCACCGCGCGCTTGGGGGTCTAGTGATTTCATATTTTCTTCAATACTGCCAAGAAACGAATGCACTCTACCGCACTCTAATACTTTCTCAACAATTATTTTTGAAAAAAGTATTGACGAACACGAACACACTCGAATACAGTGTGCGCCACATGAAGGACACCACCCCCCGAAACCAGAAAACCCCCGAAAAACTGGCTGAAGTCGAAGGTCTTATGGACCTTGCCGCAGCCGCGTCATGGCTCGGAGTGCAACGTAGTACAGTACGCAGTTGGATAAAGTCCGGCGCACTGCGTGCTCATCGGCTGACCTCGAGGTGCTACCGAATCCATCCTGACGACATACAGCATTACTTGGATGCATCGGCCACGGCTCCCAACCCCAAGGAGGTTCTATGATTCGCGACATCCTCGCCGCCTTCGTCTCCATGTTCACAACCCGCGCCGACCGGAAAGCGGGGGTGCGCCTGTGAAAATCAACTCACGCCAGAAGGGCAAGCGCGGCGAACTCGAACTCGCGCACTGGTTGACCGAGCACGGCATCCCCGCGCGGCGCGGCCAGCAGTTCAGCGGGGGCGATGACAGCCCTGACGTTGTCACCACTGGGGCCGCGTTCGAGAACATACACATCGAAGTGAAGCGCGTTGAGGCGGGCAGCCCGTACGTGTGGATGACACAAGCCATCGCGGACGCTGGGGCGAAGATGCCCACCGTGTTTCATCGCCGCAACGACCGCGAATGGCTCGTTGTCCTCCGCGCCGAGGACTTCGTCTTCCTCGCGACGCGCAGCCCTGCCGCTGGCGGCGGCTGGGTGTCGGCCCCTATGACTTTGGTTGGACCGCATTTGTCCCACCGCCCTGTCTAATATGCACACGTCGAAACAACCACACCACCACACCACATGGAGCTTTATCCTCACCAATTAAGCAACGCACACCACCTCTTCGCGTCGGTCCGCAGCCGTGGCTCTGCCATCGATTGCTCTGACACAGGGACGGGCAAAAGTTTTACCGCCCTCACCGTGGCCGCCGCCACTGGCCGCAAACCGTTCATCGTATGTCCCCTCTCCGTCGGCCCGGGCTGGGAGGCGAAGGCCGCCATGTGCGAGGTGGACCTCGCAGGGTGGACGAACTACGAAAAGGCTCGCCGCCCGGGGTGGGTGCCGCCGAGCGGCTCCTTCGTGGTATTTGATGAAGTCCATCGCTGCAAATCCCCCTCATCGCAGCAAGCGCAGCTCCTCGTCCGCGTCGCCCGAGATTTCCAGACGCTACTTCTTTCCGCCACGCCGTTCAGCACACCGCTCGACACGCGGGCCATCCTCTCGGCGCTCCGCGCGACTTCGTGGTCGGAGTGGTACCGTCTGCTGCCCAAGCTCGGGTGTTACCGTGACCGACGCCTCAACAATGCGTGGCAGTGGCGGGGCAGCGTCTCGAATCTCGAGGAGATTCGGCGGATGATTGGGAACGGCATGGTCAAGACCCGCTGGCAGGACGTGACGGGGTTTCCCGACATTCTGGTGCAGCCCGAGGCGGCCCCCGTCGCGAACAAGAAGGCAGTGGACGAGCTGCTCCGCATCATCGCGACCTCGGGCAAGCTCGACATCACCAAGGCTCTGCAAGCGCGGATGCTGGTCGAATCGGCCAAGGTCAACGCGATGACTGACATGGCACTGGACGCCGAGGCGCAGGGCAACTCGGTCGTCGCGTTCTTCAACTTCACGGAGCCGCTGCACACTTACGCCGCCACGCTCGGCAACTGCGCTGTGCTCGACGGTTCCACCTCGAGCGCGGACCGCGCGCGCATCGTCGCCGAGTTCCAGTCATCCCGCACCCCGCGATTCCTCGCGTGCAACATCCGCGCGGGTGGCGTAGGCATCGACCTGCACGACACGGTGGGCGTGCCCCGCGTCGCCCTGCACTGCCCCACATGGTCCGCGCAAGATTTCAAGCAAGCCCTCGGCCGCATCCATCGCGCGGGCAGCCTGTCCCGTGCCGTTCAGAAAATCATCTTCGCCGCTGGCACCCTCGACGTTCGGGTGCTCGCGGCGGTGCAGTCCAAGCTCAATAATATCGAAACTCTCACCGATTCCGACCTAAACCCATGACCGCTCACGCAGAAATATCCCCGTCCTCATTGAACTATCGGCAGCAATGCCGCCAGTGGGAGACCCGCCAAGAAGAATCCCTCGCCAGCATCGAGGGCACGCTGATGCACGCCGCGATGGAGGCCGACAACTGCGACGCCTTGGACGGCGAGCAACTCGGTGTCTATGACACGGTTCAAGCGTTCCTCAAACCGCTCCAAGCCGGAGCCGTGGCGGAGCACCGCGAGATACGTCTCGCCATCAAGCTCGGCACGCACGAGACGTTCGGTACGTGCGACCGCTTCATCCTCCGCCCCGGTGGACTGGCACACCTCATTGACTTCAAGTTCGGTCGCCTCTCCGTGCCCGAGGCGAACGTGAACCTGCAAGCCCTCGCCTACGCCGTTGGGGCGTTCGACGCCTTCCCCTTGGTGCATCGCATCCAAGCGTGGTTACTCACGCCGCGCCGCGATGAAGCATCATCCGTGGTGCTGGAGCGAGCGCACCTCTATGCGTACCGCGCGAAGTTGGAGAAGCTGTTCGACGAGCTGACCGTGGACAGCCCTGCGACGCCGTGCGAGGCGTGCTCGTACTGCGCAAAACTCGCGACGTGCCCCGCCATCGCCCGGTCTGCCGTCGCCGTGGCGCAACGATACGACCTCGACATGCCCGCCATCCTCATGGAGGTGTCCCCGTCCAAGATGTCCACGCAAATGCTCGACACCGTGGCGATGCCGGTCGCCCGCGTCATGGACCGCTGGGTGTCCTCGGTGAAGGCCGAGCTTACTGAGCGGGCGATGGCAGGGGAGCCACTGACGCGGCACACGCTGGCTGAACGCGCCAAGGCAGTGACCATCGACGACGCGAACGCCGCGTACGCCGCCGTACGGGACATGGTGTCCTTGGATGCGTTCCACGGCGCAGTGTCCGTGTCCTTGTCCAAACTGAAAAGCGCGGCCCGCAGCGCCGCCCCCCGTGGCAAGAAGGACGCCGCCGAGGAAGAGATTTTCCGCCGCCTGTCAGCGGCGGGAGTAGTACAGCAGACCGACAACGAACAACAAACCATCAGATACCTCAGAAAAAAGTAATCATATGAAATCATTCGCAGCCGCAGTCGCAGACATCGCCTCGGACACCCCGCCCACGGTCGCCCGCAAGGCGTCCGCCTCCGTCGAAGAGGCGTCAAATCTGCCCGCACCCATCCCGTCGGGCGATGGTGGGTTCAGCGGGGAGATGGACAAGTCCGACCTCATCATCCCGCGCCTCGCCATCGTGCAGAAGGTGGGTGATTTATCCGAGATGTTCCCCGGAGGAACAATCCTCATCAACAAGCGGCTCGTGGTCGCCCCGTTCGGACAGGCCGTGACGCTGACCATCGTCCGCGCCAGGAAGTACTTCATGGAAATCCGCGCCTATGGCGACGAGATTCGCCCGAAGGTGTTTGAGACCCACAAGGAAGTCGAGGCGGCGGGCCTCACGATGGAGCCGAAGTGGAAGACCGGCATCGACGCCACGGCCAAGCCGGTGCTGGACTGCGTCGTCGCCATCCACGGTGCCGCTGGCAATGACACCGCGCCGGAGTTCGCTATGGTCCACGAAGGCAAGCGGTACGCGCTGGCCCTCTGGTCCCTGTCCTCCCCCAGCGCATACAACGCGGCGGGCAAGTCGTTACTGTCTGCCCGCCAGATGTACCTCAAGTCGTTCGTCGAGCAGTCGTGGCTCTTGACCGTGAGCAAGGCCAAGTTCGGCTCGAACTCGGTGTTCATCCCCGAAGTCACGCCCGGAGCCTTGAACTCAGAGAGCCTTCGTGCTTACCTCGAGAGCATCGTATGACAGACACACAGACACAGTCAGCGTTGAGCCTCGATGGGGATGGGGTGCGCCCTGCTGCGCAGGAAATCATCGGCCTCATCGGGAGCAAGGGTGCGGGCAAGGACGCGGTGTATCGCCTCATCGCGGAGCAACGCCCTGCGACCCGCCTCGCCTTCGCCGACGGGGTGAAGGAAGAGGTCGCCGACGCAATCGGGATGCCGGTGGCGTGGGTCGAATCCCACAAAACAGAACTCCGTGTTCTACTCCAGCAGTGGGGCACGGAGTTGCGCCGCGACTTGTTCGACCGCGACTACTGGATAAAGGCACTCGTTCGCAAACTGTCCCATGTCAAGACGCCGCTCGTCGTTGTCACTGACATCCGGTTTGCGAACGAGGCACACGCGTTGCAAGAACGCGGCGCTCGACTCATCCGTGTCATCCGTGAAACCGGCGAGTTGGACGCACACTGCACGGAGGTGTGGCCTCACGGGAGCGAGGCCGCGAAATTCGCCCCCGAGGCGGTGTTCAATGACGGCAACCTTGATGACCTCAAGGTCAAGGTCGGCTTGCTTCTGGATTGATATGATAGCCGTTGACTTCGAGACGTATTATTCCCGCGCCCACACGGTGAGCGACCACGGGCCGTGGGCCTACGCGCACCACCCCGACACGGACATCTACATGGTGTCCGTGCGGGGGGAGGGGATGGATTACGTCGGCGATGCAGCGGCGTTCAACTGGCCAACCTTGGCGGGGAAAGACCTCGTCAGCCACAACGCGGCGTTCGATGCCACGGTTTATCAGGCGGGGGTGACGCGGAAGATGTTCCCCGCGTTCACCCCTCGCTCGTGGTCCTGCTCCGCCGACCTCGCTGCGTATTGCGGGCTGCCCCGCGCCCTCGCGGATGCGACTGAGGCCGCCTTCGGCGAGAAGGTATCCAAGCTGATGCGGAACTGGATGTCCGGCAAACGCTGGGCCGACGCCGTGGCGAAGGGCAAGGACAAGGAGCTGCTGGCGTACGCCCGCCGTGACTCCGAACTCTGCCTCAAGCTGTGGACCGAGCACGCCCCCCTCTGGCCCGCGCATGAGCGCCGCCTCTCAGCCCACACGCGGGCGCTCATCTGGCGCGGCGTCAACATCGACACCGACGGATTGAAGGCAGGGATGGACACGTTGCGCGCGGCGAAGGACGCCGCAGCGCAGGGGATTCCGTGGGCCGCTGGCGGCGAGGCGGTCCTCTCCCTCGCTGTGCTGCGAAACTACTGCCGGACCGTTGGTGTCCCAGCCCCCGCGTCGATGGCCAAGGACAGCGAGGAATGCGTGCAATGGGAGGACCAGTACTCGGAGCAATTCCCGTTTATCCGCGCCATCCGTGACTACCGTCGCGTGAATATGCTGCTGCGAAAGTTCGAGGGCATCGAGCGGCGCGTCCGCGAGGACGGCACCATGCCGGTCAACCTCAAGTATTGGGGCGCACACACGGGGCGCTGGTCTGGCGACGCGGGTGTCAATTTACAAAATCTTCCACGCGGGGAGATGTACGGGGCCAATCTCCGGCCACTGCTACGACCCACTCCGGGCAAGGTCTTCGTAATCGTTGACCTTTCACAAATCGAACCGCGTGTTCTTTCATGGCTAGCTGATGACATGGGGATGCTCTCCGCGCTGCGTGCGGGGATGCCTCTGTATGAAGCCCACGCCCGCGCCACAATGGGGTGGACGGGCGGGAAGCTGAAGGACCAGAACCCCGACCTCTACCGTCTCGCCAAAGCCCGTGTCCTCGGACTCGGCTACGGCTGCGGCGCGGGGAAGTTCAAGTCCGTCGCCCAAGCGATGGCGGGGTTGGTCCTCGGCGAGGACGAGTGCGACAAGGTCGTCCGCGCGTGGCGGAGGACCAACCCCGACATCACCGCCTACTGGCGCGCGCTCGACCACCAACTCGCTGGGGCGTCCACGCGGCGCAACGACTTTTTGTACGCTTTGCCATCCGGTCGCGAGATGCGCTGGACGCGGCCCGGCCCCGACCCCGAAGACCCGCACCGCATGATTGCGGGCACGGTCAAGAACGGCCCCCGCAGTGGGACGTGGGGCGGCAAGCTCTGCGAGAACGTGGTGCAAGCCGTGGCGCGGGACGTGTTCGCGGACGCCCTGCTCCGCCTCGAAGCCGCTGGACTCCCGGTCATCTGGCACGTCCACGACGAAGTCATCATCGAGGTGGACACCGCTAGCGGCGCGGAAGCCTTGGCCGAAACCATCCGCATCCTCTCCACCCCGCCCGAATGGGCAACCCATCTGCCACTCGCGGCCGAGGGCAGTGTTGAAAACGCATACACCAAATGAGCGACCTACCCCCCGGATGTTCCGTGAATGACATCAACCAATCCGCCGGTGAATACGAGGAGAAGTGCTCTGACTGCAAGGAGCCACTCATGGCGTACGAGCTGGACGAGAACGGCCACTGCGAGGCGTGCGTCGAGCGCCGCGAAGAGGAGAAGGCGGAACAGGAAGGGCCGCAGGAATGAGCGAGGAGACGCCGCACATTCCCATCGTCCTCACGGTCTACGCCGCAGACCTACCCGAGTGCCCGTGCTGCGGTGAACCGTGGTGCCCGCTGCACGAGGCTCACTACGCTGACTGCCCCTGCATCGGCCCCAACAGTGAACTCACTTTGAACTAGACATGAACCTATCGCCGGACAAGTCACCGGACAAGTCACCGGCCCCAACAGTGAACTCACTTAATGAACGCTGACCTCACAACCATCCTTGGCCCCGTTGACTGGCAAGTGCTTCACCGGAGCGGGTTCATCAACTGCCCCGGCGCGGAACTGCACACCACCGCCACGGGCGCACGGGACACGCGCCTCTACTTGGACCGCGTGCCGACCATTTTCTGTCTGCACAAGGGCTGCCGCATGAAGGTGCGCGAGGCCAACATCCTTCTGCGCCGAGCGCTGCTCGAGCAGGGTGACTGGACGCCGCCCCCGCCGACACCGCAGCAAGAGGCTCGGCGCGAGCGGCAGATGGAATACGAGCGCCAAGCGCGGCGGCTCGCCGTGGCGAAGGACGCGGTTTTGACTGGGTATGCGTGGCCTCTGAACACGCTGCGCGCCGCGTCCCCCGTGCCCATCCGACCCTACGGGTGGCCTCAACTCCTCGACCTGTTCGACGAGAAGGACACGCTTTGGGTCGGCGAACCGCATCACAGTGGCTCTTCGATGCATCTTCGGAACTTCCGCCGTGTCACCGCATGGCGGCAGCTTGCCATACCGCCCGCCCCGTTCATCTGCGCCAACCCGTTCACGGCGGGCGGCGTCTCCCGCACCGTCGAGCGCATCGAAACCCCCCGCCACATGGTCATCGAATGCGACGAGCTACACCCCGACCCCGTGCTGAACCGCGAGATGTCTGGCGCAGTGTTTAAGTACTTGCTGACGGTGCGCCCTAACCTGCGCCTCCGGGCTGTCATAGACAGCGGCAATAAGTCGCTGCACGGGTGGTTCACATACGACGCCGAGGCTCACGAGTGGGCCATCGCCGTGCTCCCCGCCCTCGGCGTTGACCCCGCGACCCTCCGTCTTGCGCAACCCGTCCGCGCCCCCGGCTACCGCCGCGACACCGGGCGCATCCAAGAACTCCTTTACCTAGACACCACCATTCCGAAATGATTATCACGCCCCACCGCCCCCTTATTGACGGAGTCCCCGTGCCGCTGGACGCAGTCGTCACCTACAACCCGACCCGTTACCACCTCGCTGACCGCAACGGAGAATGGGACACGGTTGATGAGCGCAACGTCGTCCGTCGGCTTCGGGAACTTGGCATCAGCCAGAAAATCGCACGCGGCTCGGATGTCTCCCCGCTGGAAGAGTGCCTCCTCGCCTACCAGCGGCACAACAAAGCTCACTCGTTCGGCAAGCTGTCGGGACACAAGGCGGGGCTGTATGAGATGGCCAGCCAACGGTTCCTTGTGCTGGACGGAGCCAAGCCGACGGTGGCGACCAAGGGCGAGTGGCCAACGCTGGCCGAGTACCTCAACCAACTGCTCGGCCCCGTCCAGCTTCCTCACTTCCTCGGGTGGCTGCAACAGGGTCGGCGCAGCATCTTCGGCACGACGGTGCTCCCCGGTCAGGTCGTTGTCCTAAGCGGGAAGCACGGCATCGGCAAGTCGTTCCTGCAATCACACATCATCACCGTGATGTTCGGCGGGCGTCAGGCTGACCCGTTCGACTACATGAGCGGCGTGACGGACTTCAACGGCGAGCTGTTCGGTGCAGACCACCTTGCCGTTGAGGACAAGTTCTTTAAGTCGGACATGGACACGCGCCGGAAGTTCGGCGCGCGGTTGAAGGAGCTTGCGGTGAATCACTTTCAACGCTGCCACACCAAGGGCCAGACGGCGTTGTTCCTCCAACCCAAGTGGCGCGTCAGCATCTCACTCAACCCCGACCGCGAGAACCTCAACGTCCTCCCTCCGTTGGACGAATCGGTCAAGGACAAGCTGATGATGTTCTCCTGCCACGCGCCGACGTGCCTCCCTGCTGCGGACAAATGGGGTGAGTGGGCAGGGCGCATCGCGGCGGAGCTGCCCGCGTTTGCTGAACACGTGGACACGCATGAGGTGCCACTCGCGTTGCGCCATGCACGGTACGGCGTTGCCGAGTATCACTGTCCGACCCTGCTTGAGTCCGTTGAGGACAACTCCACCGAATCCCTGTTTTTGTCCTGCGCCATGCACGACCTCCCCGCCGTGGTCGAGGTGGGGGCCACGGTGTGGACCGGCGGCTCGGCGGACTTGGAGCGTTTGCTGCTCGGGGCCGCCATGCCGAGCCGCGACATCTCCCGAAAACTCCTGAGCTGGCCCGGCGCGGCCGGAACTCACCTCGGACGGTTGGCCCGTCAATTTCCGAAAATCGTGTCCCGCAAACGCATCAACGGACTGTCGTTATGGACCCTGACCTTAGAAAACCCAAAGTTAACAGCGAGTTCGCAGGATTAAGCTGGGACGAGGCGGGGAACCTCTCGTTCCGCCGCGTGTCCAGTCGAACATGGCTGTCCGAAGCAGACGCGGAGACGTTGCGCCTCGTCAATGAGGGCTACGTCGCCTTTTGGGAGCGCCGTGGCAAAGCACCGCCACCGGTGTCCTCGTCCATCATAGACGTTGTCCCTAACGATTTAGAAACGCCTTGAGCTTCGTGCGCTCCACCTCCAACTCGTCGCGGTGCTCGTAGCGCCATCGCAGCTCGGCCTTCCCGCCGGTGCGGTCGTAAATCCGCTGCATTGCCTTCGCCTGAGCATCGCCGTCGGCCTTCTGAAAATCTTTGTCCGCCATCAGCATCTTCAGCCCGTCGAGCTTCGCTCCCTGCACGGCCGTGACGTAAGACTCGTACATCTTTCCGGAGAGATACATTCCCTGCGGCAAGTCTTTGTAAGAGAGCACGCGGTTCGGCCAGCCGGGGATGACCCCCTTGTCGCCAGTCGCGGTGAATGCGTCGCGAATGACCGTCACCGCCGCGTCCTGCTGGTTCGCGGGCATCAGGACATCGACGAGGTTGTATACGTAGGGGTTCCGTCCAGCGGGGACGTTGGGAATCGGCTGGCCCCACAGGTTCAGCTTCCTCGGCAAGTCGTCCCACTCACCCTTCTTGTGCTTGATTACATTTTCCCAAACTTGCTCGACCACGTTCTTGCCATTCCCTCGGTCGGCAAGGTCCACACGGTACGGCTGGTCCGCGTGGCGGATGGCCGTCACCGTGTTTGCGAAGTCGGGACGGACGACGGAAACTTGCTGGAACAGGTTTTGGAGGTACGCCGCGAACTCACCGTTGGCGACAGCTCTGAGTCCTTTGCCTACGTTCTGAAACATAGTCGTCTCGACCATGAACCGTGACATCCCCAACACCTCTCCGAACACGTCGAGGTTGAAAGTCGGTTCGCCCTCCACCCGGTTTTTCGAGGACTTGCCATCGATGCGAGCCATGTCAGCGCGGACACCGAGGAGGACACCGGGGACACCGAGGAGGTCCAAGCGCACCGAGGTGTCGCCAGTCTGGTACTTGCCGTCGCCACCGTCGAGCTTGCGCTGCAAGCCCGTGAGATTGACCCGGTAGTAACCCATGTCTTCCGAGCTTCGGAGACGGCGTAGGTTCTCCTCGGACTCAGGTCCACCGGAGATGAGGTCGTCCCGGAGGAGTAGGTCAGAGATGGCGGCGATGGTCGTGCCGACCCAGAACTTACCGAAGTCAATGCCCGCTTCTCGCCGGTTGCCGGTCCGAGCGTGGTACACCATCTGGGCACCCGCCAGTGGTGGGACGAGGTAAGGTAGCGTGGTCGCCAAGACGTTGAGCGGCGTGCGCTGATACACACTCGTCATTAGGCGGAACGCGGTGACGCCCGGTTCTCCTGCGGTTCGGCGGATGATACCTTCGACGGCCGAGGCCGCCATCGCAGGGGCACTGGCGTTTTGGAACGTACCTTCCAAGGCTGCCTCTTCGGCGGTCGCCCTCAGTTGACGGGTCGCCATCAATTTCGCTTCCGCGTATTCCCGCGTGCCTTCGGCCGCGCTACGGAGGTCAACCTCTTGCGCCATCCGGGAGGCGCGCAGACCGGCTTTGGCGATGTTGTCGAACGCCGCAAGACCACGGAGCATCGGCTCAGGGGTCGCGCCGAAGAACGCCTCGGCCAGTTTCGCGGTGCGAAGCTTCAGTGGGACACGGCCAGTGCCCATGTCCACTGGCAGGTCGCCGTTTAACGCTTTGATTAAAGCACCCACAGGGTGGAACCCACGTATGCGCTCCCCGAGAATGTCCGAGCCGCCGGGGCCACGCAGCAGCGTGTCTACCGCGTCGGGGACAGCGCGCATCGAGGCAGCAGCGACCCACTGTCCTTCGGTCAACGTCGGCATCTTCACCGTCCGAGGGGTGCCGGTGATGGCCGACCAGACAGCGTCTCCCATAGCACCGACGGTCCGCGCGGGGAGGTCAATGACTCCGCGTGAGTAATTGCTCAGGAAGTTTCGCAGCTCCGACTTCGGCGTGAGCAAGTTGCCTTGAATTACCGACAAGAAGTCTTGCGACAGGCTCTCGCGCGGCAGCAGCACTTCTAAGTCCCTGACCCAATTGAGCTTGGCACGGCGGGCGACAGACTCTGCCGCTTCAGCCACCTTGTATGTGGCGTCGGACGGGTTCAGCAAGGCGGCATCAACCGCAGCGGAGTGCGCCGCAGTTGCGGTGTCTGCTGCGTCGAGCTTGGCTTTGAGGTCCGCTTTCTGGTGCGGCTGCAACATCAACCCCTTCTTGCCGAGGCCAATCTCCACCACAGCGGCGACGTGGGCGGGGGTCGCTTTCAACTCAGCGAATTGACGAAGCAACTGACCGAAGGTCGTGCCCGCCTTTGAAATCGTGTCGAACGCACCTTCAGCGGTGATGCGGTCGCCTTTGGCTAAGGCTCGCTGCATCAGCTCCAACCCGTCTAATACGAGGAAGTTCTTCGCGGTGTCGGTCTGCACCATGTCCGTGAGGCGGTCGGCCGACGTGACCAACTCGGCGTCCGTCTTCATGTTCGCCTCCGCCTTACCGGTGGCGATGACCTGCGTCTCGTACCCCGCTATGTCAGGACGATTGTCTCGGATGTCCTTCAAGTCTGGGTCGCCCTCGGCGGCGCGCTCGGGGAACCGCCGCGAGCCGCGCGTGGAAAGGTCGGCTACGGCTCCGCGCTCGGCTTCTGCCCGGAGCTGGGCAAAATATACTGCATCCCCTTGGCCGTCCCGTCCACGAAGCAAGGGTCGCTGAACACCGCCTCCTGCTCTTCCGGCGACATCTCGGAAAACTTTCGCGGCGTCTTCGCGGGAGTCGATTTTGCTTCCGAAGAACTCGCCGTACCCACGGACCCTTGTGATTTTGATGTCATTTTCATAAGAAAGGTTTCGGACGTTATCCACCAATGATGCCTCGTTGTCGAACAACATTACGCGCACACCGTCTTTGTGGTCAACCAGCGTTCGATGCTCAAAGCCGTGTCTCGTCAGGATGACCCGCGCGTCTTCAAACGTGCCGGGCAGGATGAAGTCGTAAAGGGCCGAGTTGGCTCGGAACGGGTCGGAACGAAACGTCAGCACGGACTTTTGGCGCGCGTGGTCGCCGAGCAAAGCTCCCGCCACTCGCACATCTTTGTACGGGACATCCGGGCCGTACATGGTCACGGTTGAGTTCTCCGCCCCGTCCTTCCAGTCGCCGATGGCATCGTGGCGTTCGGAGGGTGGCAACCACTTATCCACTTTCTCGGCGAAGGCCCGCACTTGAGCGTGTCGCTCACCGCGTAGCGCGGTCACGGCGTCGTTGAAATTTAAGCCCTCTCGGATGTTCGGCGACACGAAGAGCGCGCCTCTCGGCCCAACGGTCGTCTCATCCACGAGGTCGCCACGGCGCGTCAGATACCCTTCCTCCTGCCCGACCCTGTCTACGAACGCCCGGTACTCCGAGAACGCCGCACGATTGGCCAACGCACCGCCACGGATGTACCGCACCTCCATCCCCTTGTCGGTGGCCAGTTGTAGCGCGGCCCGTTGCGCGGCGGACATATCGCCAGCACTCTCGGCGAAGATGGTCGCACGGTTGGTCGGGACCGGCATCGGTTTGATGCGCACCCAGCCACGCTCTTGCGCGGCTTGGTTCCACGTTTGGTCGGCGGAGAAGATGCTGTACTGGCCGTCCTCATCCGCGTCACCGCGCAGCGCCGGGTCCGCCGCCAACATCTCGTCCACCCGCGCCTTCATCCGCCGCGCACTGTCCACTTCGGCCTCGGGGAACTTGCCCGCACGGCGAGGGCTAAGTCGGTCCCGCACCCACTGCTTGATGAACAACCCGTGGCTGTAACTCGAACCATCCGGGGTCGCGCCGTGGAACTCCGCGTCATAGGTGCCACCATCGGGGGCCAGCCACAGGCTGCGGTTGGGCGCGAGCGGGTCATCGCCACGTTTGGACAGGTCGCCTTCTTCAAATTCGATGAGCTTGCGCCTCGCCTCGCGCTGGGGAGCGATTTCAGCGTCAATCGCATCGCGCAGCCGCCACAGCTCGGTGTTGGTGATGGCCTCGCCCCGCTCCAGCAGCGTCTCGGCGACACGGGTGGCCTTGCTCTTCGGCGCTGCCGTCGGGACGGCCGTCGGCAAAGCCGCTTCCAGCCGCAACTTTGATGCGCCCGAGAAATGTTGCTGCGTCGTCGTCGCCGTACCCGCTTGCCGCATCTGGACGATGACTCGCCCGTTCCGGCTGAACCCCACCACCTCGCCGCCCACACGGCCACGGGGGGATTGGATGGTCTTGCCGTCTTTGAGCACTGTCTCCGTCCGTATGAATGACACACGGTCGCCGACACGGGTAATCGGGGCGTCGGCTTTCCCTCCGTAGTTGTAGCCAAGGTCTTCGGGGGAGGACTTGAACTTCTCGCCGGACATCGGCTCAGGCTTCGGTGCGAACTTCGCGTCCGGCATCGGCGAAGCGATGTCATCTTGGGCCACAGGTTCTTTGGTCGCAATCGACGGTTCCGCCTCAATTTGTTTAATTTCCGGCTTAATTTCGACCGGCGGAAGCTCGGGGGCCAGTGCCTTGAGCTTGGCTTTCAACACTTTCTTAGCAACCGTGGCTTCCAAGGTCGGCTCAGGCTTCGGTGCGGGAGCAGCCGTTGGCTTTGCCGCAGGCGGCTCTGTCACTGACACGGGTTCGGGCGTTACCACCGGCTTCGACTCGGGTGCGACAACCGCCGACTCAGGGGGCTTGAAAAACACGGACATCCCCTTCGCACGTTCAACGAGGGCTTCTGGGGAAAGGAAGATTGCCTGCTCGGCCGGTGTCGCGTCTTTCGGAGCCGTGCCGACAATGGATTCTGGGGCCGGGTCAGCAACCTTGGGGGTCGGAGCGGGAGCCGCAGCCGCGTCTTTCGGAGCCGGAGCCTCTTTCAAGCCCATCGCTTCGCGGACGATGGTGAGAGAGGGGTTGTAGTCGGTGCGCAGCGGCGCGTCCAGCACGTTGCGGTACCCAGCGAGGAGCGCGTTCTGCACGCCCAACGCACGGCCCACCAACTCGCTGCGGGTGCGGATGTCCCGTGTCAGCGACCCGAAGAACGAGGTGTCCTGCGCCGCCCTCACTCGGCCGGAGACAAAGTCGAGCTGGGACAACGTCAGATGCTCCGCGAACCATTCACGGAATGCGGTGTTGGTGTGCTTGGCCTTCTCCTCGGGGTCAGTGGCGCGGAGTGCTTTCTGCCACGACTCGAGTATTTGCGGGTCCACGCCTTCACGGGTGGTCAGGCGCACCTTGCCGTCCTCTTCCACTCGGGTAAACAAGGCGCTCTCTCCTGACCCCAGCTCACGCTGGAACCGCTGGAACGCCGCCCGCTGCACGTCAGGGTGAAGCTGGTCAAAGTAAGGGTGCGCCGCTTCGTGCGTGACAGTCGCCACCTTAGCGGTGTCATCCGCTTGGACGAGCCTACCGTAGAAGTTAACTGTGTCACGGGTCGCCTGTGCGAGCGCGCCGGGTTGCGTGGGATGCGCGCCGGGTTCGACCGTCATCTTCAAGCCGCTCTGCCCCAAGGTTGCCGCGTCCCACACGGCTTGTGTGGTCAACTTGGCCGCGTTGCCACCCGGGCCGTCGCCGTAGTTAATCTTCGCCAGTTGTTCCACGGCTGCGCTACCGCCGCGCAGGTTGGCATCAAGCATCTGGAAGACGCCGTTGATGCGGGCCGCCGTCTCTTCACCGGCCACTTTGCCGGAGCGGAGGTCGAGGATGCGGGCACCTCCCGCGTGGGCAAAACCGATACCGACGCCAGTTGCACCGGCGAAAAGTAATCGCTCGCCCGCCGTGCCGCGATAGGCGCTGGTGTCACTACCTTGGGTGCGCTCTTGGCTGATGTCCGCACCTTCGGCTAGGAGGTTCTCCGCCCCTTGGATGCTCGCGAGGATGCCGACCTTCGCCACACCTGTCTGTGACAGCCCGCCGAGGGCTTTCGCAGCGCCACCGAGCACAGTAGCGCCCGCATTGTCGAAGCCCTTCGCTACTGCCAACCCGGCCACCTTCTCCGCAGCCTTGGTGCCGAGTTGCTGGCCCAGCGCGATTTTCAAAGTCTCTTTGGTCGCTTGACCGCCGCCGACGGCCATCACCGTCTGGCCGATGGGAACAGCGGACGCCACACCCATGATGGCGGCGGAGATGTTGCTGATAGTCCCAGCCTTCTGCCACGCTTCGGCTGGGTCCAGCCCTTTGTCGAGGAGCGCGTAGTAGTTGTCTTTGAGACTGAGCAATTTGCTGCTCATGGACTCGAGGGCACCTGCCGTGAGCAACCCCGCAGGGCCGCCACCGGCCACTGTCATGCCGACCATCGCCGGAATCGTGTAGGACAGCTCGCCCGCGATGCGTGGGAGGATGCCCGGCTGCTCTTGGAACCGCTCAGGGTGGAGCTTCCGGTTCTCAAACTCGTCATTAAGGGTGCGCTGAAGGTCTTCGCCTGTAAGCTGACCCGTCACCAAACCCGCCGACATCGCGATGCGGTCGTTCTTCTCAGCGATGGACTGGAGATATTGCCCACCCATGTGAGTGCCGAACTGCGTCGGCATATCTGAGTCAGGCGGGACATAGTTGCGCGGCGCGAACGTCACCGGAGCGCGACGCGGGGAGAGGCCGTTCTGGTTGGGCGGAAAGGCTCCCGCGAATGTGGCGTTGTTCGGTTGCGGCACTGGCGCTGCCTCCACCGGAGTCGCCTCCGTGGCTTTGCGCTGGGCACGGTTGAAGAAGTCAGACGCCCAGCCATCCACTTGCAAGTTCTTCGGATTCGAGTCGCGCCACTTCTGCGCAAACTGGGTCAGCACCGAGTTCTGGATGTCGGGCGTGAAGTCGTTCCAATGACTTCCCTTGGGCGAGCTGGCGTCCAGCTCGTCCCGTTCCTTTGCCCACGCAGTGATAACCGGGTTAGGGAGCAGCGTCTTATCCATATACAGATGGTGGGACTACCTCGGTGCGAGCGGCACCACACCTTTTGGCGGCGGATTGAAGTTATATTTAGTGCCCCAACCGCCCGCGTTACCGGGGGGCGTTACGGCGGCAGGAGGGCCGGTCACTCCGGGAGTGGGCACACGGGGAGTGGCCGCATCGGGAGTGCGCACGAAGGGGATTTGGTCTATCTTCCCCGTTAACCCGTTGTATCTGCCGAAATTGGTCTGACCCATCGCGTCTTCCTGCTTGAGAATGGGAGGTGGGGTGGTTTGAGGGCTGAATAGGGACTGTATACCCGAGGTGAAATCCCCAAGGGTGATGTTCGGGTCGTTCATGTTCATGTGGACTTTTGCCGCACTGAACTGCATAGCAGTCTGCAATCCCATGTATTGGTCGTAGGCCACGCGCCGGGTCCGAGGGTCTGCGTTGGGGTCCGCCGCCATCTCCTTGAGATTGCTCATGCGGTTGAGGGTGTTACCGATGTCCATGCCAACTCCCTCGACCGTCGAGTTTGTAAGTCTGTCCCGGTCTAGTTTCAACGCATCTTGTTGGTACTTCCCCATCCTCACATTGTTAGCCACCGTGGCGTCCAACTGCCCCTGCCCGAGTCTGAGCTGCCCGTCCTGATAAACCCCAGTTATCCTCTGTCCTTCACGAGCCACACCACGGTTCGCCTCGTTGTTTGTGGCGTCGGCGAGGCGGGCTAGCGCGTTTTGATTCTCGGCGGAACTTAGGTTCCGGTCTTGCATGGAATTGGCGTTTAACTGCGCGCTAGTCTGTAGCTTTTCGGCGTGCGCTTGCGCTTGGGCCTGCTGCTTCTCCATGAGCTTCGCGTGCAGCTCCATGTCATCCTTGGACTGTTTGGCTCGGCGCGTGTCCGACATCTGCTGCATCCGCGCTTCGACAATGGGTCGCCCCATTTCCATGCCTGCCCGGAACCCGTCTAGTAAGTCTCGTCCTGCTGCCATAGTTCCTCCTTAGTTTGTGCGCGGGGCACGGTTAATCTTAGAGTCCATCCAGCGGCGGATGAGTGATTTCACACGCGGGAACGGACGAATCATCGTTGCGACCCGCTCGCCGAACCGGATGTACGCCGCGCGGAACCAGCCCGGGGATTCAGTGAGCAACCAGTCGCGGAACAGCATCCAGCGCGGGTCGTCGATGCCGTACACCTCGCGGGCGACGTGGCATGGTTTCGCGGCTCCACCGGCTGCCGCCATGCCGCCAGCCATGATGCCTGCCGAGCCAAGGCTGCCTGCGACACCTGCGACGATACCCAAGCCTTGCATCCACGGGTTGCCCTGCGATGCCTGCGCCTGTAGCTGCGCCGAGTAGATGCTGCCCTGTGTGCCGTATACGTTGGCGGCAAACTGCGTACCCATCTGACCGGCATTGGCATTCTGCCCAATCGCGTTGACGCCGGTCGCCATGTACGGCGCGGCACCGACACCAGCCGACTGCAACTGGCCGAACTGGGAGAGCGGGGTGGTGCCCGCCAGAAACGCACCGGCGTTACCGAGACGTTGCTGTTCGATGCCGCGTTGATAATCCGTTTGAGACAACGCTTCTTGCACACCTGCGGCGACACCGTTGGTGTTGCCGAGCCGTGTCTGGACAGCCCGGACATTCTGGGACACCCCGCGCCGCTCGCTGTCAGTGACAGAGCCACCCGCACCAAGCTGGCCGGACACACGGCGCCCGAGGTCTTCCCGGAGCGCGAAGCCAATGGGGTCGCTGGCCTTCAACTGTTCGCGGGAGGTGTCTAGGAATCGCTGGCCGTACTTCTCCTGTATGTCCAATAGGTTCTGTGCGCCATCCATCGCGGTCTGGCGCGCGGTGACGGCCTGCTGCTTGGCAAACTCCGCGTCTCCTTGGTTAGTGAAATCGTAGGAGTACTGCTTGCCATCCAGCGTGTACGAACCGCGCTGTCCGAGCTTGGCCGCCAGTTCGATTTGGCGGCGAACAGGCAGCGTCTCGACGTCGGCCAGGATGCCCGCGCGGTTAGCGGCTGCGTAGTCCGGGGGAGGTGGCGGAGGTGGTTCGTCGCTGCCCATATTACGTCTCGCTTAGGGTTAGGTGTTTAGTGACTAGGGAAAAGTCATGCGCATACGTCATGTCGTATTTGTGGCGCTTCCACGCCACGCGGACCGGCGCACCGAACCGGTGGACCATCGCGGCCCACAGGACACGGAGGACACCGGGTTTCTTGGCGATGACCAAGTCCACGAAGACGTGCGGGGCGGCCTCGTCGTGCGCGTAGAAGTCGCCCGCTTCCGCAAGGTCCGGCAGTTTCCGCGCCAAGGCGATGCCGACGAGGCGACCGCAGTCGTCCGTCACATGGGCGAGGCGTCGGTCTTCTCGAAACCACTCCAGCCACAGTAGGATGCGGGCACCGTCCCAGCGTCGGGCTGGGCGATAATTCCGTTTCACAAATGCAGCAAGGGTCATAAGGTTCATCGAGTCAAATCTACGTTATCGGCGAACCCGGTGAGCTTCAAGGCTCTAACGCTCAGATGCCCCACATTTGATAGGACACGCACTTGGAGGTAGTGGAACGACCCCAAGCCGGGGAACGTGCGGGCCACCGTCAGGGTGCCCGGAAGATTGAGGACGAAAGGCACTGGCTCCGGGAGCAGCGGAATCGGGCGCGAGGTGGCGTCCAGTGCGAGCCGCATCTCGAATACACCTTCATCCGCCCGCGTCCAGAACTCCGCGTCGGACGTACTTTCGTTGAACTCCGCGATGATGCCGAGCAGCGTCTTCGGCAACGTCGGGTCGTTGAAGCTGAACCCTCGGAGGTCTATCGTCGTAAAAATGGCCGCACCCAAGTCCGTTACTTCAGTCGGGTGATGCCGCACCACGATTCCGTTGGCGAGGAGCATGATGAGCTGGGAGTGGCCGTCGAGCACAGTCGCCGACATATCTCGCACAGGAAGCCCCAACCACTCTCCGACCCACCGCTGGTGCCGTGTGTCATAGACAAAGAGGTGTGACGGTGCGGTCGCACCATCCAAGGGGAGCGCAAAGAATACCTTGTTGTCAAAGAACTCCGCGCAGGACAACGAGGCCGCAGACCAGTTGACGCGGGAAAGGTAAGATTGAATTGGGAGGCTGATGGCGACGGACACCTCGCGCTGCGTCTCTTGCAGCATTCGGCGGAGGGACACCACGCCGTCCGAGGACAGCCACCAGACATCCGCGCCAACCTGTATCGCCGTACGGTTGGCCGCGCAGCCCAACGTGCTGCTGACCTTCTCCACGCCCCAGTTCGCCACCGTGAGTTGTGGGTCGGTGTTGATGAGCCAGACCGACTGAGCCTTGAACACAAGGAGGTTGTAATTATCCCAGCTCTTGAGTCCGGTGATGGGATGTCCGTCGCCACCCACTCGCAGGCTGCTCCCGGCGGCGAACCAACCGGGGTCGAAGAAATCTGACACAGAAAGTGTGTCCTCGTTCGCGATGAACAGGCGGTTCGTGTGCCATATTCCGAGCGCCCCCGTGGGCGGCACACGCAGCGTGGGCGTCGCCGTGGCTGTAGTGCCCGAGCCGGGGGCGGCAATTGCCAGTGTGGGTGTCCCTACGTACCCTCGGCCGGGGTTGATGACATTGATGGCCACGACTTGTCCCGCACTGGCTCCTGAGCCGAGCGTCGTCTCCACCACAGCAGCTTCGACGGGGGCGTTGCCCACGGCGGGAGTCACGGTCACGGCGGGGGCGGTTGCGTAGCCACTGCCGCCGGAACTTAAAGTCACTTCCAGTCGCCGAAGGAGGTACGCCGAGACTCCGTCATATTCGTGGACGTTGTTATTACTGACAATGTAGGCGCGGCCACCGCCCGCAACCAAGGTATGGTTGGCGAAGTCGGCTTGGAGGAGCGTCGGCGCAGGGTTCGCCGAACTGACTTGCCCTGTGTGCCGCGAGGTTGCTGCGCCGGTGAAAAGATACATCGCACCGACGTTGGTAATGGCCACCGGGAGTATCCGGGTACAGTTAGCTGCTACGGTAACTTGCTCAGTCCCGCCGCGCGTCGCCAGTCCTCCGCTAGGGTCTATGGTGCAGTTCTGGCTCCATGCGTACTCCCCCGGCAGCAGGAGGTGCGCCGCGACGGAACTGTTGGCCCCGCCACGGAAATCGGTCGCCGCATCCAGCATGAGCGGGTCGTCGAGCAACTCGTTGAACAGTGGGGCGGGCATATTAAGTCTTGATGCAGTAAAGCAGAGCGATGTTGCGTGGGCGGGTTTCCACGCCACCAGTGCTTCCAGTCACCTGAACGTGAATCTGACCAGCGTAACCGCCTGCATATGCCTGAGTAGAGCCCGGGACAGGCTCGTAAACTGAATGAGTGTGGGCTTTCAATTCGTCCGCCTGCGCTGAACCAAACGCACGACTAGCATCAACGCCGCGCCCATTGTCCCAGCCTCGAACAAACTCGCCTCTAAGATTAGGCAGATTGAATGTGGTAGAGCCGTCACCAACACCGAAAGTCGTGGACGTAACTGCAAACAACGCAGCGTAGGTCGCTCGGCT